GTACAACAACTTTTAGACATAGCAAAGCCCTGGCTTGTGAAAGTCAGGGCTTTGTGATTTTTTTAGAATAAGGGAGTTTTGACACACCTTCCTGTGAGTATGAAATATCGAGGTGTGTACAAGAAGGTGAAGGAGCACTGCACATCATCTTATCTTGCTTACGAAGGAACACTTGGGATATATCCTACGAATAAGGAAATCATTGAAAAATATCAAAAATCGTTGAAGAATGGAAAATGAAGATAGATGGAAATACGCAAAAGTTGATATAAACCTCATAGATGAGCTAGAAATCAACGCAAATGAAATGTCTGGGGAAGACTTCGCTCAACTGACAGACAATATCGCTAAATCAGGATTGAGTAGTGTACCTACCTGCATCAAGAAGGAAAATGGCAGATACATTATGATCAGCGGCAATCATCGTTTGAGAGCCTGCAAGAAACTGCACTATAAAATGCTTGGCATCTTGTATGTAGAAGAGAGCGAGATTACAAATGATGAAGCTATTGCTATTGAATTGTCTCATAACTCCCTTCATGGTGAAGCCAATGTTAGCATCTTGAAGAAGTTGTTTGCGTCAATTCAATCTATCGACTTCAAAAAGTTTGCCCATGTGAATATTGACGAGATTAAGCCAATAAGCGCAGAAGGTATAGATGTATATGCCGTGCAGGAGAACTTTGTGTTCACCATCATCCTCTACCCTAGCTCATTTGCTAGTCTGGACACATTATATGGAGACATTCGTGAGCAAGCACGCAAAAGCGATGCTCTCGTTCTAGCTTCCGAGGAGGATAACGAGAAAACCCTGCTTAAGATCCAGCAGGATATTGGTAAGGAGTTTGGTATAAAATCTCCTAGCATCACATTTGCCAAGTTGCTAGAGTTAGCTAGTGAACGTTTAACCGAAATAAAGGAAGGAGAAAAAGAAAATGATTTGGGTAATAATGACAGCGAGCGATAAGGACTCGTATGTAACGCAACGCAATCAAAACTTCATTAAAGAAGCACTAGGGACAGATAATGTTACATTTGTCAATGTGCAGCAAGATGAAGATTCACTTAACGACTTAAAGATAAGTGAGAAAGACATCGTAATAGCGCAGACGAGAAATGGAATTGTCCTTGATAAGATAGGAGAGCTTAAAGCAAAGAATACGTCAGAAAGTTCTAGAACGATTGTCTTGACAAAAAACAAAGAAGTTCTCAAAGAAGAACTTTACAGACATGGTATCTCGTTCCCGAAATCATATAGCAAGAATGATTTAAGGGATGATTATATGTATTTTGTCAAACCATTAATGGGTGAAGACTCTAATATGGTTGACAACCTTTCGGTTTGCAAAAATGCTGAAGAGGTGAGAAAGAAAGTTGAAGAGATAGAAAGTATGGGTGATGTTGCTATCATCGAAGACTTTATTGCAGGAACTGAATGTACTGCGGCTTGCATTGTCAATCAGAAAACAGGAGACGTTGACGTATATCCTATTTTTGTAGAATTGACAACGCCATATAATATACTCACTCATGAAGCAAAGATGCAGGAAGAGGAGGTATGCAGGGTCTGTAATCTAGAAGCAGTAAAAGAAACTGCACGGAAAGTGTGCAAGGTTTTGGGGATTCAACATTATCTCAGAATAGATTTTAGGATTTATTCAACAGGCGTTCCGTTCGTTATAGATTGCAACCTATTTCCAGGTTTAGGTCCAACAGACCATTTTGCCAAATGTCTGTTGCTAACAGAAAATATGTCTTACATAGACGCTTTGAAAGCAGTCATTGCATCTGCAAGTTAGAAAGGCTGATTATGACAAAGGTGAGAAGAACGGAATGGAAAAAGATTGCTGCTGCTTACGAAAAGAAGGGTGGCAACATGGCTGCTACGGCAGTAGCTTTGGGCATTACACGTCAAGCCTTATACAACTGGAGAAAAGAGGATGAGAAATTAGCCAAGATGTTGGATGATATAGATGAAGGCATTCTTGACTTTACGGAAAGCAAGTTGATAGAAAAGGTGAACGAAGGCAATCTAACTGCAATCATCTTCCTTCTGAAAACGAAGGGCAAGAAGCGTGGTTATGTCGAGCAAGTAGATAACAGATTAGTAGAAAATCCGTTCGAGGAGTTAATGAAGGAGCTTCCCGATGATGATTAGAAAGGAGGAAAAATGGGGATATAAGCAATGATACGAGAGTAATGAGAACTGGAAGTTTCTTATGCAAGACGTATTATAAATAAAAGATAGGAATATTTCACAATAAATAGGAATGAGGAAGAAAGGATATTACGAATACGACCCTGTTATCTATCCAAGAATGTTATGTGTCGCTATTGGCATGAGTCAAGAAGACGCTAATAAGTGTTTCGAAGGTAGAAATGGCGAGGTTTTGAGTGTTGATTTCTCTGATTCTGACGCAATAACCTACGATAGCGTTAGAGAAAAGGCGAATAAGAAATTTTGTTCGTTTATTAATTTTGCAAGCAAGGATTCTATGAGGATGGGGGTTTGTTGCCATGAAGCTTCTCACGCCTGCGATGCCATCGAAGATGCTATTGGTATGGAGCATGGCGGCGAGCCTTCTGCCTACCTGATAGGCTGGATTGCGTCTTGCATCAACAAGGCTCGTTTGGGTATTGGTGATTTCGTTGAAATTAAGGATAGAGAAAAATAATATTATAAAGAAGATGTCTGAACAGAAAGCTAAAAAAAAAATGATTGCATGGCGCAATGATTGGTGTCTCTTCGCCAAAGAAGTCTTGAAGGTTCGCCTTGACGAAGAGCAAAAGGCTATATTGCGTTCTGTTCAAAAGAACAAAATGACAACGGTAGCCAGTGGAACTGCAAGGGGTAAGGACTTCATCGCTGCCGTAGCCGCTTTATGTTTTCTATACCTCACTCCTCGCTTCGGCAAGGATGGTAGTTTGGAAAAGAACACCAAGATTGCCCTTACAGCACCGACAGGAAGACAGGTAACAAACATCATGATACCAGAAGTGGCACGTCTATACAAAAAGGCAGGCTTTCTGCCTGGTCGTTTACTGTCGGATGGTATCAGAACAGATTACGAGGAATGGTATCTGACAGGTTTCAAGTCTTCTGCCGACAACACAGAGGCTTGGTCGGGATTCCATGCTGTAAACACCATGTTCATCGTAACAGAAGCATCCGGTATCTCGGACACCATCTATAATGCAATCGAGGGTAACCTGCAAGGAAACTCTCGATTGCTATTGGTGTTCAACCCAAACGTTACTACAGGGTATGCAGCCAACTCCATGAAGTCTCCCCGATTCAAGAAGTTTAGATTATCATCCCTCAACGCAGAGAACGTAGTAAGCAAGAAAAACATTATCCCTGGTCAAGTTGACTATGAATGGGTAGCCGATAAGGTCTCAGCATGGGCACAGAAGATCAGAAAGTCTGAGTTTGATGAAGGTCGTGGCGATTTTATCTGGGAAGGTGGATATTATACACCCAATGACCTCTTCCGTGTTAAGGTTCTCGGTATGTTCCCTAAGGTCTCAGAAGACACCCTCATACCATACGAATGGTGCGAGATTGCACATAGAAGATGGAAAGAACTTAAAGATAGTGGATTTATTACTAATAAGCCAGTACGCTTAGGTGTTGATGTCGCAGGTATGGGGCGTGATAAGTCTTGCTATATTCCACGACAAGGAAACTATGTTCCAGAAATCAAGTGCCACAATTCGGGCGGTCATGCGGACCACATGGCGGTCGCAGGTCAAGTCGCTCACTACCTAAGTTTGAGTCCCAAGAATAAAGCATTCATTGATACCATTGGAGAAGGTGCTGGAGTTTATTCAAGGCTAATAGAGCAAAAGTATCTAACTGCATTCTCTTGTAAGTTCTCGGAAGGCGTAAAGAATAAACATGATGTGACCGGCTGTTACTCTTTTGCAAATATGAGAGCTTATCTTTTTTGGTGTATACGTGATTGGCTCAATCCAAAGAATGGATTCTTTGCGGCACTCCCACCCGATGATGAGATAGATCAAGAGTTATGTGAAGTACATTGGTTATTCCAATCCGATGGTTCAATCATCATGGAACCAAAAGACGAAATCAAGAAGCGACTAAAACGTTCTCCCGATAAGATGGATGCTCTTGCCAACACCTTCTATCCATACGACTACGATAGAGATAATGATTTGCATTTATTGAATAGTATAGTATAAATTTGCAAGATACAGAAAAGTTTTGTAACTTTGTGGATTGAAACGTTCTTTTAACGTTTCATTGCTCTTAGTGCACTCCGACCGTGAGGTTAGAGTGCATTTTTTGTTTTATAAAGTATTCAAAAGTTAGCAACCGTAAAACACCTAAGTATTTGAGTGCCAATAAGTTAAACAAAGTTAGCAAAAAGCGTTTTAAGCCTTAAACGTTTGGTCAAAAGTAAAAAAAATGACTACCTTTACACCATCAAAAATAAAATAATAATAATTAAAAAGATAAGAGCAATGAAACAGATTTTAGTTAAAAGAATTTCAGAAGAAAAGAAAGCAGTTTATGTAATAATAAACGGGATTACCAAAGGTTACAGAACAATGGATTTCAAAGATGTCCGCAAGATGCTTGCTGCAATCAACATGTTCCAACGTAAGTTTGGAATGACGGATAAGGATATTGTTTACAGTTTTTAATTAGGAGGAAAGCATCATGGTTACAATCATCAACAAGTACACAGGAGAAGAGATTTGCAAATATAACAATGCACTTGTAAGCGAAGCAACAGAAGATAGCTTCATCGCCAACGTTAAAGGTTCTGGAACTTTCCGAAGCAGATGGAATGCAATTGTAGACTACTTCTTGCCAATCGGTCAAGGAAGATATGCAAGCACTCAATGCTTGTTAAAGGAACAGTTCGCAGTGAAAGAATGTTTGAAAAATTAATCAGACCTTTGCAGATAAGGACTTCATTGTTTCACGCTAAATGTAACAGCATGGAAAGAAACTGCACAACAATACAAGAGCTGAAATCCGTAAACAAGCAGGTTGGCGGTGATGAGTGGGAAGACTTCTTTTCACTCATTAAAAAAGGCTCATATAGCCTTTATGGTTTTCATCAGTTTCTCAATGATAAACCAGACTTATGCTTATTAGGTAAAGGCATAGAAGACTACCAAACTGCCATTAAGGAAACATTAGAGGAAATCGGATTGAATGATGGTGACATAAACGGACCAGGAGGGAATCATCTAAAACTGATTGTAGTCGATCAGATAGGATTCATAGTCTATGAAACGGAAGTTATGAATTTTTAAAAAAATAAGATAGAGCAATGGAGGAGAACGTTATAATAGCAATGGATGCCGAAAAGGCTAAAAAGATAAAAGGCATACCTTCAAATTGGGAGTGGGAAGATATTCATTACTTCCTCATTACAGAATTGGGATTTAGTTTTGATGTTGTTTTCAACTATATTAAAGATATAGAGGAGGTATCTTATGAAAGATAATACAAGAATAATCAAGTACGACTCCATCACGTCATACGTAAAAAAGGTTGGTGTAGAAAATCTTAGCAACGAAGACCTTATCTCTGCAATAATCGGTATAGATACGTTAAAACAAGACAACAAACCAATAAGAGAAGTTTTTGATGGAAGTCGGTCGCTTAGAAACATTGCAAAGAAACCACTATCTGAATTAATGGCTGTAAAAGGTATAGGGGAAAAGAAAGCTATTGCATTACTTGTATCGTTCGAAATTGGCAAAAGGCTAATGAGAGAGGAATCGGAAGAACAGCAATGTTTAGATAGTGCTTTAGCTATAAAAGAATCTATGTTACCTTTCGTAAGGGACTTAAATAACGAGGTTGCATATGTGTTATGTATGGACAGAAAATTCAGATTGATAAAAAGAGTAATGCTGTCAAAAGGCGGATTCACAGAAACTGCTGTTGATGTAAGAGATATATGTAAACAAGCGCTTCTTTGTAATGCCACAGTAGTTGCAATAGTGCACAACCACCCGAGTGCTAGTTGTCTTCCTTCTATACAAGATGACGCAATAACAAAGCAAGTTAAGGATGGTTGCAAAACGATGAGATTACACCTTGTTGACCACGTCATTATAAGTAGCAAAGAAGGTACATATTACTCATACAGAGAATCAGGAAAATTATAGGTTATAAGCTGGTAAAATACTACAAACCTATAAATACATACTAAAGGAAATTAAATTGAACATAGAAGATATTTTGCATGTTTAAGTGCATTTTTATTGTATCTTATCTTTTAAGGGAGGGCTGTGAGGTTCTCCCTTATTTTATTGAATGACAAATAATTTCTCACTTTTTTGAAAAATTATTTGTTGATTAAATAATATTTTGTATATTTGCATCCATAAAGCGTGTGAAGATGCACGTGACAGAACTTTTCGTAACATTGCTCTTACACCGAGTTCTACGTTTGGTCTGCCTGCATTTCGCTCGCAGACCATTTTTTTTATTAAACATAACTAAATAAGCAATGAACAGGTATTACAGAAAAGTTATTGATGCACTGAAAACCAATCGAGACATCAAGGCATTGGGGTTCAGTCGAAAGGAGTTAAAGGGTGTTGCTGCTAATATTGCCAACAAACTGCAACTCAAAGATGATGCTACTGACGAAGAGGTTAGTGAAGGGATTAGTGACGCAATTGATGACGTCTTGCCGTTACTCCAGTTAACTCAGTCCGCAGTAGACCGCCAAGTCTCAGAGTATAAGAATACTCACTCCGCCCCAGATGATGATGATGTTACAGATGATGAACCAGATGATGATGACGTGCCAGCACGTAGAAGTCCGTCACAGAAGGGCAAGAAGGGCAAGAAGGATAGCGATGATGATCAGGATTCCGCTACCCTCAACGCAATCAAGGAACTTACGAAGGCTGTAGCTACACTCCAAGGCGATGTAACTGCATTGAAGTCGGGCAACACCACAAACAGCCGCACCGCAAAGGTAAGGGAGCTGCTGAAGGACACAGGTAAGTTCGGAGAGCGTGAGCTTAAATCTTTCTCTCGCATGAAGTTTGAGAACGAAGAGGAGTTTGAAGACTACCTTGAGGATTTGAAGGAGAATATTGAGGAAGAGAACAAGGAAAGACTCGAAAAGGGTCTTGATGCGCTTGGGCGAATCCCTGCTCCCGATACCAAACCTCAGCCAAAGGAGGAAGATAAGTTAATGTCTGATGATGAAGTCAAGAAGCTGGCTAAGATGTAATCATCTATTGTTTCACAAAAAAATTGTTAGATTATGGTAGCAGAAGACTACAAGCCAAAAACCAAAGGTTACGACATGGGTAAGGACGCTGTGGTTATCCGTCAGTACCTCGGTGGCATTACGGGTGGTAGAGCACTCGACTATGCTAACTTCAAGGATGAAGTTATTCAGGCAGGTCACATTATTGTCCGCAAAAAGGTGGAAGGTGTCTATGAGTATTCTCCACTTGAAACCGAAGATGGCAAGTACAAAGACAAGGCTAGTGATGCAGAATTTGCAGGTGTTGTCGTTCGCTCACGCATGAAGGGTGAAGCGGTTGCCATCATGGATAATGGTCGCGTGAATGATGTCGCAATGCCTTATCAGTTCAAAGACGACACACAGAGAGCCGCCATCAAGACCGCTCTCCCAAGTCTTATTTTTGAGCACGACTAAGTTATGCTCTAGTTTTTAATTTAAAAGATTGTTTATATGAACGAATCATTTTTTATTCAGTTTATTCGTGCTATCTTCCCAAAACTTAGCTTGTATGTTAAGGAAAAGGAGAATCCAAAGGAGCGCACCTACCTCTACAAGGAGATGCTTACCGATGTGTATTCTCCCGACCAGAAGTGGGAAGGTTCATCAGCTAAGACCACATATGTAGCTGCCGACATCGTTGAGATGGATTCGGAAATTCCATTGAAGAAGCGTGGTCAAATCGCAACATCTAATGGTAAGCTGCCAAAAATTGCGATGAAAAAGCCTCTCCTTGAGTCGGATATTAACAACATCAACATCATGAAGGCTCAGTACGAGAATCTCGTAGCAAGAGCCAACTCATTCCAGGCGCAGGGTTTGGTTGAACAGGCAACATCAACACGACAGGCAGCAGAAACTGCAAAGGCTCGTATCATCAATAAGCTTATGAATGATGGTGTCGCTTGCTCGGTTGGTCTGGATGAGCGTAACGAAATGAACTTCTTGGCAGGTCTCTCTAATGGTATCATTGCTGTTGAGGATGTTGACAATTCGGGTAAGGCTATTCGTGTTGACTATGGCTACATGAAGGCAAACTGCTTCAAAACCGAGACAAATGGTGTTACCACTCGAGAAGATTTTGAAAAAATCTTCGATAAGGCTAATGCTGATGGCAATACCATCATTCAGGTTATGCTCGCTAAGACGCAGCTTAAGAAAATCCGCAAGGAGCAGTGGGCGAAAGAGCTTGTTGCAGACTTCGAGGGTAAGACTTATACCGAAGACACCAAGCTCAAGAAGCCATCAGAATCAGCTTTCTCAGAAGCATTCGAGGATGAGTTTGGTGCATCTATCAAGGTTATCAACAGGACAGTGATTATTGAGAAGAACGGAAAGCAGCATTCTCTTAAGCCGTGGAATGAGGATAACATCATCTTCATCTGTAACACCAACGTAGGTTCTTTCGTTTGGGGTACTCTTGCCGAGGATACCAACCGAGTAGCAGGTGTCCAGTATTCTAATGTTGATAGCTACAAGCTCATCTCAAAGTACTCCAAGAATGATCCATCTTTGCAGGAGGTTACTGCAGGACAGGCTATCTGCTTGCCTGTAATCGAGGATGTAGACCAGATTTACATGCTTTCTACCAAGTCAGAAGAAGTAGATACGGAAGCCGAGTCTACCGATACTGACGACCAGTATACTACTTACAAGGGTAAGAAGTATAAGAAGGCAGACCTCATCACTGCTTTGAAGGCAGCTGGAGCCAACGTAAAGGCTAACTCAACAGATGAGACTTTGATTAAGGCTCTCAACTCACTCAGTGAGGAGGAGGAAGCAGGTGTTCTCGCCAAACTTACTCCAGCAACTTAAAATTTGAATTGATATGAAGACAATAAAGCAGGCATTGATTGATGAAATCCACTACCCTATCCCTTTAGGATTCGTAGAGAATAAGATGATAGAACGTCAGCTTGATGGTGATGATAAATATACATTCGAGGTCGCTCAGTCCAAGGAATGGAAAGGTGCGCTTGCTGACTGTCTGTACTCTCTCATTCAAGCTGTAAACTTATCCGAGTCAGACAAGAGCATTGGAACACTATCTGACAAGGATAAGGAAAAGCTGCTAGTTCGAATAAATGCTTTATACAAGACCATCGGTGAGACTCATGCACTGGGGCAACCGATGGTCTATATAGGAGGTTAAGATATGGCTGTATTGGATTTCGCTGCTCATACCCTAAATTACCTACATATAACCGATGGGTACGAAGACGATAACGGAGACTATGTTCAAGGCTCAGAAGAATGGGTGGAGAACTATTGTAAGTGTGATATTGTCCCTGCCGGTAAGGCAAACGTTATCACTATCCCCGATGGTTCGGTCAAGAACTATTCCTACACCATCTACAACCTTCCTAGAGCATGCCGCGATTTCGAGTACGGAGACAAAATCCGTGTGAAGCTTTACGGAAACGAAGTGAAGGAATTTACCGTGCTCGGCTTTCATCGATACCAACTGCAATGTAAAATATGGGTATAAAACTCTCAACCTCTCAGTCTGCGCTCAATAACTTTTTCGAGTCCGCTATGGCTATAATAAAGCAAGAAATCCTCACAGCTTATGCCAAGCTAGGAGAAGAATGTAATGCAAGGATAAGAGACCGCTCGGCAGAAGAAAGTTGGATAGACCATACTGGAAACCTTAGAAGTTCCATCGGCTATGCCATCTTTGACTACGGAAGGAAACAAGTAGAATCAGCCTTCGCTTCCATAGGCAGTGGTTCTAATGGTTCGCAAGAAGGAAGGCAAATGGTAGCTAACCTAGCCAAGGAATACTCGCAGGTTTACGCGTTGGTAGTAGTCGCGGCTATGAACTATGCAGATTTTGTAGAAGCTAAAGAAAATAAGGATGTGCTTGCATCCACTGAGTTATGGGCTCGTTCTGTCGTTGACGGAAAACTAAAGCTCGCTGTGGATAAAGCCGTAAGTAGAATCAATCAGATAAAGCTATGAAATCGGATATTGACATCAAGGATGATGTGTACAACATTATCTCTTCGTCTAATTTAAAGACTACTGTAACTGGTAGTCTTTGTAAGCGAGGAAGGCCGTTCTATGGCACAGATAAAACTGGCAAGGAAGATATTTGCATCTCCGTGATAGCAAATCAAACCTCGCAAATCCAAGAAGCTTTCGTGAATGTAAACATCTATGTTCAAGACCAAGCTATCGCAAAAAATGGCAATACCAGAAAGGAAGAGAACACGGCAAGACTCCGTGAGTTGTGCCAACTCTCTTTCTCCATCTTCGAAGCAGTTCATGGACCAGACTTCCGCTTATCTATGAACGAGCAGAGGGTGATAGCTTGCGAGGGCACAAGTGAGCACATCATTAATAACAAATTATTGTATCAAACCATAAACGATTAAGATTATGTCAGTAATAACATGGGGAAAACCAACCATCTATGTTCGTGACCTTAGTTCTGAGACAAACAACTGGAAGAAGCTTGACACTCCAAAGGAGGGCACTACCCAGTTGAACCCTACCAAGGGTGATACTACAGAAGCTAAGGAGGAAGGTGGCGGTATCGTCGATTCCAAAACTGCAAAGTCCACCTACGAACTCGTCTACCAAGAGTTTATCAAGAAAGGCTTACCTCAGCCATTCCGTACTATTGATGGACTTATCGAAGGAAATTATGCTATCGCTATACAGCCGGAAGATGCAGATAACCCTGGTGTCTATATCGGAAAGTCAACAGTTAGCGTAGAGGAATCATACACATCAGAGGATGGAGCTTTGATGCAGTACACCCACAAGGCTCTTATACCAGAGGGTGACGAGGTAGCAAAGACCACCAACAAAAAGGGAGAGACCGTATATTGTCAGTTCCGTTGGCGTATCATCACCGCGAAGAAGGCTAAATCTAAGGTTGATGAATACGTTCTTACATTCAAGCATCCTGCAGGTGCTACAGACGTATCAACGGAGATAACTGTTCCTGCGAATGGACTGGTCGAAGGCGGTTAAGATAATATATTGAATTCTTTTCTCCCTTCTGCCGATTGAGGGTTATCAGTCGGCAACCTACCCAAGTAGCTCAGTTGGTTAGAGCGAGACCAAAGTCCGTCACATTAAATCCAGTTGGCCTTTAAAAAGCTGGTTGAAAGACGCAGGTTCGAGTCCTGCCTTGGGTGCTAAAAAATATATTGACTTGTGAAGAATGACATCGAAATTGGCACTAAAATCGCCATGGTGTTAACAGATACACCAATAGGCGTACAGATAGGTAGAAGACACATGTTCATCTACCCTCAGACTATAGGCAAGATGTATTTGACAGCTCCATTGGTAAAGCAGCTAAATATCAAAGATGATAACCTAAAGCTGAATCCTCTCATTGAAGCACTCCGTGTAGTAAATGAGAATCGAAGTCTATGTTGTAAGCTAATAGCCTATCACACCCTTCAAAAAAAATCCGATATGCTCAATTCACGCATATTGAAGGCAAGGGAAAACATCATCTTCAAGTTCTGTGATAACGATGATATAGCAACCCTTCTCATCGCCATACTATCAGACAATAAGCTTCATGACATCATCATGGAATGTGGGATAGACAAGGAAGCGAAGCGCATGGAGAAGGTAAATCAAGCAAAAGATTCCAGTAATCAGTATGTCTTTGGTGGAAGAACCGTTTGGGGCTCTCTCATTGATGCAGCTTGCGAGAGATATAAGTGGACCCTTGACTATGTTCTATGGGAAATCTCATATAACAACCTCACGCTTATGATGAAGGATAAGATAACTTCTATCTATCTATCTGATGAGGAGAGGAAAAAGGCTCACATACCATCGGCAACAGAGAATGTCTTTAGCGGAGACAACGAGAAGGACATCTTGGAGCTGATCAGACAGAGTGAAGAGAATCCAATTTAACCTCCAACAGCCAAAGAATGAAGGTTTGGAATGGGAGGTGCACCTTTACGTAATTGACAGTATAAAAAAAATGGCAAGTATCAAGTTTGACATAACGGGCGATAACTCCTCCGTACTGAAAGCCTTTCGAGGGGTGCAGGATGGGGTGTCTCAGACAGCAAGGGTTGTCGAGCAGCAGGGTCAGAGCATTGAGAATGTTTTCAGTCGCATCAAGTCTGTTGCATCAGTGGCTTTTGCTGGATTCACGGCATCGCAAATCATCAGCACGTTGGGTACTGTCCGAGGAGAGTTTCAGCAGTTTGAGATTGCCTTTGAAACCATGCTCGGTAGTGGACAGAAGGCAAAGGGAATGATTTCGGACCTCGCCAACCTTGCTGCTACTACTCCTTTTGACATGAAGGGTGTGGTAAATGGCGCAAAGCAGCTCCTTGCATACGGATTTGCAGCCAACGAGATTACCGATACCATGAGAAGGCTCGGTGATGTATCAGCAGGATTGGGATTGAACTTGCAGGACCTCACATGGCTCTATGGTACCACGATGGTACAAGGTCGATTGTTCACAAGAGACTTGATGCAATTTACGGGTCGCGGTATTCCTTTGACAGAGGAACTTGCCAAGCAGTTCGGAGTTACCAAGGATAAGGTTTCGGAATTGGTGACCGCAGGTAAGGTAGGTTTCCCCGAAGTCAAGAAGGCTATCGAAAGCCTTACCAATGAAGGCGGCAAGTTCGGTGGATTGATGGAGAAGCAATCTCACTCTATTACGGGTCAGATAAGCAATATTCAAGATTCCATCGAAATGGCTATCAATGACCTCGGTACTCAGACGGAAGGATTGATGAATGATGCTTTGGATATCACATCTAAGGTTATCGACCATTGGAAGGAGATAGGTGAGGTTATCCTTGCAGCCGCATCTGCCATCGGTCTTTATAAGGCAATGGCAGTTAGTGTAGCAGCCTTTGACACAGCAACAACAAATGCAGGATATGCAGCCGAGTTGTCAGCTCTTGAATCTTTGCTCCCTATGAAGGAAGAAGCAAAGAAGACAGACCTTGAAGAAGCAGTAGCCAAAGGTCAATTATCAGCAGCACAGGCAGAGCTGGTAGCATCTAAGCGTGAAGAGGTCGCGGCTTACGTTGCCGAACTACAGGCACAGGCAAAAGCAAAGGCAGACGCAGCCACCGCAGCCGCAGAGGAAGTGAAGGCATTGGAGAACAAACTTGCAATGCAGGACAATGAGGTCCAATCACTACAAGATGCTTACGATGCCCTGCAATCCTATACAGACGGGCAGAAGGTAGAGACAGCAGAAATCAAACTCAATACTGCCGTTAACGAAAGGAACACCATCGCAAAGCAACTCCAAACGGCTAGAGAAACTGCTGCAACCGCTGCCACAGAAGCAAATACGGCAGCCAATGCGGCTAACACCGCATCCCAAGGTTTGAATACCGCAGCTACCGCAAGAGACACCGCAGCCAAAGGAATATGGGCACAGGTCACCCTTCTCTGCAAAAGAGCACAGGACGCATGGAATGCTTCTATGTTCTCCAGTCCTTTGTTTTGGATAGCTGCCACCATCGCAGCAGTAACCTATGCCGTATACAAGTTAGCCACAGCAGAGACGGCACATGAAACGGCAGTAAGGAAATCCAATGAAGCATGGGATGAGTTTGACAGCAAGGTCAAGGAACGTCAGCAGAATATCGAAAGCCTTATCAAAACTATTCAGTCTGAGACAGCTACAGAATACGAGAAGGCAGAAGCTTACCAAAAACTCTCCAACCTCGCACCTCAGTTAACGGAGCAATACTCACAAGCTCAACTTGCATCTGCCGACTTTGCTAAGACGCAGAAGGAAGTTGCCGAGAGCATGGATGAGTTGAAGTACGACAAGGCAGTTGAGGAAGTGGAGAAGTATCGAAAGAAGGTTGAGGAACTTCAAATGCTGCTCAGAGCGGATGCAGCCAATGGTGGTCAAGGGGGCATTGTTTTCTCTTCACAGCTAAATCAAGCTCAAGAAGACCTTGATCAAGCGGAAGAAAAGCTTTCAAACATCATCCAGCTTCGAGACGAAGCAGCCGAGAATGCAAGGCCTATCGAAGTTCGCCTGCAAGAAGCACAGGAGAATGAAAGAGTACGCCAAGAAATCTTTGACTTCTACGATGAAGCAATTACTTTGGCTAACGATTGGCAAGCAGCCAACGAAACCGTCAACTATGCTACTGGTGAGAGTAGATTAGATGCGTTCATCAATAAGGCGCAGAAAGAGATAGTGGGTCTTCGTGAAGACATCAAGAAGAATCCTGCGGATCTGAATCTCCGAATGCAGGAATCTGAGAAAACAAAGGCTCTGAACAATCTCTTAGCGATGAAGCGCAATTGGACGGTCACAGGTGCAACGACCATTCCGTTGATTTTTAGGGCTCAATGGAATACCGCTAAACAATCCCTCGACCAAGCCAAAGGAAAGGCACAAGCGTTGGCTAATACAGGTTCTACGGAAACCTATCAGCAGGCTTACAACAAGGCATTGCGTAAATATAACGCAGATAAGAAGAAAGTTGCTGATATGGAAAGAAATAAGAGCAAATACACCGCATCACAATATGAAACAGCAATACAAGACTTGAAAGCATCCAAGGATGCCTTCTCTAAGCTAGGTGGCGATGTAAGCGGAAAAGTGGCGAGAGAGGCAGAAACAGCACGCAAGACTCGCATCAAGGAAGAAAACAAGGCTATCAAAGTTCAGGAGGAGTTAAACAACCGCTTGAAGGCTTTGCAGCAGAAAAATACAGATGAGTCCATCTCCCTCATGCAGGAAGGTACGGAGAAGAAGCTTGCAGAAATCAAGAACGACTACGCCAAGCGCAAAGCCGAGATTGACAAGCAGGAAGCCGAGTTCAAGAAGAAGAACAAGGAAGCTGGCAAGAAAGAAGCCCTTACCTCAGCTCAGTCCGATGCACTCAATAAGGCAAGAGACCTCGCTACCAAAGAATACAACAAGAAGCTTGATGAGGTCAACAAGGAAGCCCTCACCTCTATGCGTGACTACTTGAAGGAGTATGGTTCTTTCTATCAACAGAAAAAAGCCATTGCTGAGGAGTACGAGGAGAAGATAAAAGATGCACAGACAGAGGGTGAGAGAAAGACCCTGCGCAAGCAGATGGAAAGAGAACTCTCCAAGTTCACGTTTGAAAACATCTCAATGGGCATTGATTGGAAGGCGCTCCTTGGGGGCGTACAGAACCTCTCACAAGAAATGCTCAAACCAATGCTCGACCAGCTGGAGGCATACACAAAAACCGATGGCTTCAAGTCAGCTGACATGAACGAGCGGCAGCAGGTCGTTGAGCTTATCAAGGAGTTGCGTCAATACGTTGGTACAGACCAAAATCAGACGTGGAAAGACCTCGAAAAGGCGGTAACAGACTTTACAAATGCCGTTGCCGCATATAAGGAAGCCGAAAAGAACGAGAAAGATGCTAACCAGCGTGTGAACGACGCAAAAGGCAAGCTGGAGCGTGGCGAAATAGGTCAAAAAGAATACGACAGCCTTGTTCAGGAGGCTAATAGATTGGGTGACAAGACCGCACAAGCCAAAGTGGAAATGACCCACCTCGGCAATACTCTCAATGAGACTGGCGAGAAGATAAAAGAGTATGTTTCTCCACTCACCGCCGCACTCAAAAATGCTGGAGCGTGGAAAGGAGTGCAGGGCTTCGACCAAGTTAAAAATTCCGTGGGTGGCTTCGACCAACTCAAAGGCGCATTGGATTCTATTCTTCCTGCAATGGGTGACGGAATGGCAAAGACAATCGGCACTGGTTTATCGTCGGCACTCGGCAGCACACTAAGCGCAGCGGGCAACGGCTTAAGCTCAATTCTTTCCAGCGGTATGGGTGGCGTTATCGGTATCGTTGCGCAGATACCTAGGCTTATTCTCGACCTTGTGGATAACATCAAGAATATGGTTGTCGGTATCTTGGATTCGTTCACCGAACTAATCTCCCTACGTTGGATTGATGATTTGGTGGTATCGATTCTTGATGCGGTCGGAAATCTCATTGATGCAATCTTTGACCTCCCAGAAAACCTCTTTCATATGTTAGAGGGTATCGTGGTTAGAGGTGCCGGTGGATTGTTAAATGGCGTGCTTGGGCGCGTCGGTAACATTCTTTCTTTCGGTGCGCTCTCCAGTGGGGGGCCGGCCTCCTGGTTTTCAAGTAGCAATGCCAAAAAGGTCAATGATACCATCGAAAGACTGACGGATAGAAATACCAAATTGCAGCAATCCATCGAGGATTTGACTGATGCAATGGAAAAATCCTATGGTTCAAAGGCAACCTCATATTATGAGCAAGCTTATAAGAATCAGGAGGAGACGAATCAGAATTACCTCGAAATCGCCAAGGCGCGAGCAGGCTATCACGGTAAACACCGCTCATGGAAGCACTATTGGAGCGGCTTCGATGATAGTGAGATGGATTGGATCAAGAAGAACGTCAAGTCTGATTTCAATGGTGACCTCTTTTCACTCAGTCCAGAGGAAATGAAGATCCTTCGTAGCAATGTTGATATTTGGGAGCACATCAAGAACACTGGCAAGGGTAGCTATGGCGAAAAGCTTACAGATAAGTTAGATGACTACATAGACCAAGCGGGCAAGCTGGATGAGCTATCAGACAAGTTTAAGGAAAACCTTACGCAAATTTCCTTTGACAGTATGAAGGATAGCTTCATATCAGACCTTATGGATATGAGCAAGGAAGCAAAGGACTTCACTGATGACTTCGCTGAAATGATGCAGAAGGCTCTTCTCACCTACTCCATGGAAGACCTCATCAACGGCGACTTGAAGAAGCTCTATGATGATTGGGCAAAGACTATCAAGGACAAAGATGGAAATCTTACCGAAGCTGATATAGAAGCATTCAATAAGCGTTACGATGGTATTGTCCAGGAAGGCGTGAAGAGACGTGATAATTGGGCAAAGGTAACTGGTTACACCGGTTCTTCATCCTCATCACAGACCGCAACAAGCGGAGGATGGGCATCTGTGGGGCAAGATTCAATAGACGAGTTGAATGGTCGTTTCACAGCTCTACAGATAGCAGGAGAAAGCATTTCTTCAAACATGCTTACCACCGTGGCGCAGATGGAAACAATAGTGGCTACTGGAATATCAACAAACGGAGCAGTATTGGAGATAAGAAACATGATGATTATGACAAATAGCTATCTCGAAGACATCGTTAAGTATTCAAAGCTTACCTACAATGACTTCGGAACCAAGCTGGATGATATGAACAGAAGATTAAAGGATATTTGACCTCTATAGGCTTTTCGCTCGTCAGCCCTTACAACTATACCCAACAATAGCAAAAGCGGCTCACAGCGAAGCCTACGAGGTTATTTAATGATTAAATAGTTATGCTTAACGGACAACTTTACATCAATGGCAAGGATGCCTACCTTACGTGGGGCATATTCTTAGATGAAACCGCCCTGAGTACGCTCATGACTCCTGCACCAAACAAGGAGTTCATCAGCAACAAGTATCGCTCAAAGGACGGAAAGTCGGTTATCAAACACAATCCTAGGCTGGACGAGAGGGAGATAACGCTGCCTTTCAATATGACCGCCAAGGACTCTGATACGTTCATGATGAACTATGCTAAGTTCTGTGAAGAGGTGCTTGCCAAGGGAGAGTTGGTTATCCGCACCCGATTTCAGCCTAATGTGTGGTACCGGTGCATCTATCTCTCCTGCACACAATTCAGTCAGTTCATTCGGGAAATGGCAAAGTTCAGCCTTAAGCTTAATGAGCCAGACCCTAGTGACAGAGGTGAAACAAGTAAATATACAAGCTTATGATTCAGATTAAGAGAAACAATAAGGTATTCTTTACGCTAGAGGACTTCGGAGAGGGCTCTAAGCTGTCGTATCAGCTTATGGACCATCACTACACCATCTTGAAGTTCACTACGGCTACACCTGTATACTTCGAGATTGGTGATTCTGTAGAGATACCCGACTTTGGCTATTTTGAACTGACATCAGCATACTTCCCTAAGCACAATGATAGTGATGGCTACGACTACGAAATGCAGATGGATGCCTACTATATGGCCTGGAAGAATAAGCTTTGCAAGTATCGCCCTCAGCACGGAGCAAATGAGACATCTTTTAAACTCACTGCTACTGTAGGCGTACACATGAACGTTATACTCGGCAATCTAAAGGCGCTAGGGCTTACGTACAATGGCAAGGAGTTTTCTGTTGATTACACTACATATAACAACAAGGCTTTCGACGTTCAGAAAAGATTCTTGATCGAGTACGGCTCTATCAGTATTATTGATGCTCTTAACGACATCTGCTCCGAAGACGCACTCAACTGCGAGTGGTGGATAGATGGTTCTATTATATACCTTGGATATTGCGAAATGAAAGGGCAGACAACATTTGAGCAGAATGTTAATGTGCTGTCTATGTCCTGTTCGGAATCTAAGTCAACTTATATCACAAGACTGTACGCATTCGGCTCAGATAGGAATATTCCTAAAGGATATTTCACTGGTGCCGATGCGGACGTTACTACCGATGGTATAGCTACCGATTACCTTATGCTCCCTAATAAGGGAGTAGATAGTGATGGTTTTTATGCCAAGGATGGTTACCTGGAGAATGTGAATGTCGTAAAGAGCGACAAGCAGGCTATAGAAGGTGTCGTGATGTTTGAGGACGAATATCCAAAGGTGGAAATCGTAGTCAGCAGTATCAAGACCTACGATAGCACCGTTGATAACGATGATGGTACGAAGACAACACAGACCTTCTGGCAGGTCACGGCTACAGATTCTTTTGCTACAAGCTTTGAGCCTAGTTGGATAAAGAGAAATCTCACTCTAGGCATCAAGTTTACTAGCGGTGCCCTAATGGGGATGGAGTTCGATGTTAGTTTCAAAGTTATTGACAAGGTAAATTACTTCGAGATTGTTGCTAATGACACTTACGGAAGAACACTTCCCGATGGTGTTATGTGTCCGAAGGTTGGTGATAAGTTCTTCCTCTTCAACTGGGATGCAACAAAGATTACAAATACGGACCTCATTCCTAAAGCTCGGTTATCTCTGTTCAATAGAGCGAAGCAGTACTACCAGAAGACCATGATCAGCAACTCAAACTTCACTTGCACGATGGATGGTGAAAAGTTCTACAATGATGGGACATACGATTATCATCCTATCGGTGAGCAGGTAAAGCTGATTAATGATATATTTGCGCAGGTGGACGCGGATGGCAAGCACTATCGAAACTCTCGTATAATCGGTATGGAGATACCTCTAGACATACCTTATGACCACCCTCAGTACACAGTAGGCGAAAAGGCGGCTACTAGTCGGTTGGGAAAGTTGGAAGATAAGGTTGACTCCATCACTGTAAACGGAATGCAGATAGGTGGCACAGAAAGTGGTAACGGTGGAGGAGTTTATGTTATCGGATTGAATGATACCACACCAGAAACCGACAGCAATGTTTATTCTGCACGTAGGATACGAACCTCAAATCCGCAACTAAGCTCTTCAGCGTCCTTCTTGCGTCTAAACGTCCTCTCATCACTGAATTAGCAGATAAATTGAGGCTGAAATACC